GCTCCTCTGCGTCCAGGATCCTGCAGCACAAATGCCGGGGCCTCTTTCTTAATGAACCCTCCGACTTGGCCAAGGACCTTTTTGGCTTTCTGTAAAAAAGTATCCGGCTCCTTTACCGGCTCTAATTCCTGGCCAGGATCTCGGCCGAAGATATTTCCCCATGGCATACTACTTGGAATAGGTCCCTGGGGATCCTCGGGTCCCAACTTTAGTGGATCCTGAAGTGTGCTTCCTAGAGCTGGAGAAGTTTCAGGGCCCAAGAGTGATTCACCTGGAGGTCTCCCGAATATCTGTTGCCAATAATCCTGTCCGTTCGCCATTATTTTTTCTTCTGGCCAGGTGCTCCGATAGAGTCCTGTAATTCTTTAAGCCAATAGATATCATACCCAAGGATGAGGGCCTGCTCCCAATTTATTTCTAATCCTCTTTGCATGTTTTCCTGGGCCATCTTCTGAAACATGGCATACTCTTCTTGTCCAGGTAGGATCTTCTGGCCGGTCAGCTCTTCAATTTGCCTTAGTCTCATATCGATCTTTGCGATCTTCGCTGCAACAACTTTCCCTTGTGAAGAAGTGAGAGCTCCGAATGGAGATCCTATTCCGGTAGACTTCTGGACCTGTGTGTCTCGTTCGTTAGAAAGTTTGGTGATCTCTGCCTGGATTTCCTTCAATGACTTTCCTCCCTTGCTTTCTAAGTCTAGGTTGCCAGCAGAAGTCTCGGCCTCTTTCCTCCGGATCGGGACAGTCTGCTCTTGAACACCAATCTCTCTGCCTCTGAGTCCCTGCTCTTTCCTCTTGGTCACGTCGCCGGCGAAGTCACCTATCATCGAGTAGACAGCGTCCTGGCCAAACATGCCGATGGCTTTTGATACTTGCTCTTCAGTCGGCTGCTGGTTACTCAGCCTGGCCATGATCAATGGCAGAGCCACCGCCTGGTATTGCGCCGTCATATCTCCCTCTATTTCTGGAGTCGGCGCCTGGATGTCACCCATTGGAATTCCAAGCTGCTGGCCTCTCTTGACATATTCAATGCCAGGATATGGAGAGTCTTCCACTCCCTTTGATATCACTCCACTGAGATCTCCGAAGATCGCATTTAATTGCGATTGCCTTTGAAGTTTCTCCTGGATCCCACCATAGGCTTCATATTCTTTCAGAGACTTCTCGAGCCATGCTTTTGTCTGATAGTCCAGCATTTCTTTCTGGAACTTTTGCTGCGTTATGTATGGCAGCATTTGTGCGAGAAATTTCTGCGCTCCCTGCCCGATGCTTTTAAGATCTATTGGCATTGTTGTCTCCTATTTAATTAGGTAGGGGAGATAGTAGAGCCAGCTCATGTCGCCACCTTTGTCGCCTCCGCGAAAGAGTTGAGCCATGATTGCCTCGTTATATCCACTACTACCTTGATTGCCCATCCCCAGGTATTGGAGAAAAGCGTTCATGGCTGCGCTGCCTTCAGATCTTCGGCCGGCGCTCAGGATCTCGGGGATCTGCTGGCTTTCCATAAGTGTGCCGGTTAATCCCTGGGCCATGCCGGTGGTTCCCATGAGCTCCGCGAATCTCCTGTTGAGCTCATCGATGGCCAACTCACGACGGACATCTCCGGACTCCTGCCTGGTTTCTCTTGTGATCCTGGCGCTTTCACTTGCCTCGAATCCGGATCCTAACATTCCCATTCTTGCAAGCTCATCTCTCGATTGTTGTTTCTCTCCAGCCTCTCCAGCCTTAACCCCCTCGATCGCATAATTTATTACAGCCTGGCGCTCCTCAGGTCTCAGGCCCCTGGGATAATCAAGCAGCTCGTTTGCTCTATCCTGGATCCTGCCAAGTAGTGCCTGAAGTCCTTCATCCCATTTGAATTCCCCGAGATCATCTCCATCACCATCGTCGTCACCATTTGGATCGGGACAGCACCATATTCCACCTTCGCTGTCTGATTTTCTTAACCATCCTTTTTTACAGACAAGGTCTACTCCGATGTCCGGAGTCTGGATGTTTACATATTTACCCTTCTCCGCGTTCCATACATAGTGGCCTTCCCAATCTCCGGACCTGGTTGTGCCTGGGATCTCTGCCCATGGCGACTGTCCTTCTCCGACTCCACCAGCAAACCCATTTTCCTGGGTGAGTTGATATCCACCTTCGTCACAGGGATTACCACCAGGAGTTACGGTATCGTCCTTACAGCACCAATTTTTCCCATCAGAAGATCTTGTCAGAGTGTACCCTTCATTACATTTCTGGAGTCCGGTTCCCTGCAGCTCGTACCCTTCCTTCTCACCACAAGGTTTCAGGGGATCTGAGTCTGGACAGCAATACCACACCCCACTTGCCTCATCTTTTTTCGAATGAAATCCTGTTGGACAGGTGGCGTCTACTCTCTTTACTCCTCCGGTACACGGAGCTGTTGTCTCAATCCCTTGACATTTATCGAGACATGCCTTCAGCATGGCTGCTGCCTCTGCAGGTTTTGGTCCCTTCAGAAGAAGATACTGCTGGTTACTATGACACTTCTCTTCACAGTCTTTTTGGTCAACGATCGGAGGTTTTGGAGGATCCGGATCGCTGCACTTAACTGCAGTTCCGGAGCATGGAGTCGGGCTGTTAAATTTCTTCAGTACCCCATTGATCCATTTCTTGCAACAGTGGACTTGACCATCACCACCACCCTCCTCGTCTGGATTCGGGGGATCTGCAGCAGAGCATAAGACAGCATCTCCCTTACACATCCGTGGAGACATGTACTTCTTCAGCACTCCATTCTCCCATTTTTTACAACAATATACTTTGGTTACATCATCGGCCATAAAAGCCTCCTATCCTTGTCTTACTATTCTCCTCATACCTCCAGCGCCTGGCTGCGGAAAACTCTGTGCCAGGGCGTTGTCTATGAAGCTCGTATCCATCTGTGCTCCCTCGGGCCATCCAAAATTTGCAGACCTGCCCATCTGATTCAATAGGGCCTGGACCATAGTCTTGTCCATCATGGGCATGTAGGGACTTTGGAATGGTGGCTTCATGCCCAATGTGTTCATCTGAGACTTGAGATCCAGGGCATCTGAAAGGGGATCCTCTTTTTTTCCAAAGATATCTCCAAACAAAGACCCAACGATCGCAAGGATGATGGGAAGCGGAATACCTCCGGTTGCGATAGACGAGCCTATCCCTGCAGCAGCCGTTCCTGCTCCTAATCCTAATGCTGGTAATGGTGACATATTATCCTCCGTTATTTTACAAGTTCTTCTCTTGATCCTATCGAATCTTTCCTAAAGTGGAAATCTACTTCAAAGACAATCGCGTCTTGAATTAAAGTATCATTCGCGTGTGACGAATTCCTAAAAAATCTACATGATAACATACTGGAGATTGTCTTTCCTGCTCCTGAAATATCAGGAAACGCTGTCTTGTAATGTTTTCCGTGTACTAGAGTCCCATCTCCTGATGTGGTTGCTGCTGCTGCTGCTGAGGCATCTGAAGTAATGATCGTTGTATTGGCTGGAAAGGTACCATTTATATTTACCCAAACATACTCCAATCCAAACTTAACAAACTGACCAGCAGCGCCACTTACAAGCGGTGTCCAATGAAGGTGAAAGTGAAGATCGGTGCCCTCTTCGTAACTGTGTGGTAATTGAGCATTAAAAAATACTTCCTCTTCGTTTGCAGCGACAGCCTGGTGAGCAAAATGCCAATCATAAACGCCTCGGGATCCGGCACCGTCTGTTTTCCAGTTTAAAAAAGTTGGATCCTTTACCCCACCGGCTTTGACGGATGAAAGAGGCACCCTAAGATCATCCCACCGATGGAGAAGATCATCGATCTCTTGCTGCGTATAATAATGAAAATCTTTTAACATTTATTTCCTCTAGTCTACATGGGCCGTCCTGACTTTTCCTAGTGGTCCGATTTGATCACTCGCAATATATCTAAAAAAATCAAAATAACCATAAACGTCAATGCCAATGTTGTTGTTCATCGTGATGATCCCCATGTGGGCTGGAGCAAACGGCTGGACTGCTGTATAGAGCCTGGTCCAACTCACTCCATCGCAACTATACTCCCAATACAAATCGGTAGTTACTCTTCTTATTCTAAGATATGTAGTCGTGTTTGGATACATAGTTCCGCCACCATAATTTGAACTAAAAGTATCATAGGCTGACCATCTTTGTGCAAATAAATCTCTATACTTATTCCCTGATGTTCTGGAATAAAGCATCCATATCAAAATATCACCAGCTGCTGCCGTGGCATCTTCAAAAAGCGCCAAAGCAACAGCGTTGTCTCCACTGTGCGTTCCTATTAGTGAGGCTTTTGTTGCAATAGTAAAATTACCAGCCGGCAAAGTCTGATACATACCTCTCCATCTTCCTGCTGCTTCAGTTGAGTGGGTAAGAATTGCATGATGACCAGCTTCAGTAATTACCAACTGTGGAACACCTAAGTCCCATTCTGTCCATTTTACGTCCACGGCAGCATCATCAAAGTGATCGTCCTGGGCAGACGGTACAGCAGGAAGCGCGTCGGGATCCCAAAATGTATATGTACTTGGTGCAGCTCCGACCTGCGTGTCTCCGGATCCAGTTCCCATCCACATTAGTTCTGTGTCTGTGCAATAGAAAAACCTGCCCTCTTCTATCCCACCATAGGCCAATCTTTCGGCGTTCGTGCATCTTACGACTCTAATCATTCCCATGGTTTTCTCCTATAATGCATCCTCTATAGTTATTCCATCTCCTGTATATGAGTCCTCAAACCGGATGAGGGCGTTGAGGGCCATCCAGAGATTTGTGCAGGTGTAATCAATCGTATCTTCAAAGTCCATTTCCAAAAACTGATTTTTCCAACATAGGTTGACCTCATCATACATAAGAAAGTCATGCCGGATAGGAGTGGAGATACAGGTATCAAGGACCCCAAGGGCAGCGATAATCGCATCTATCTGTGCCTTTGTGTAATAATTACTAAGGTCTACATCGGTCCCTCCGGCTCCTTCATAAAGATGGATTGCCTTTACAACTCCTGGCTTCAGCACTACATCTCGGAATTCTTTTTCCTTATTTGGTTCATCTAAGAACTCTCTGTATGCGATCGCTTTTTTTTCTTTATCTCCCATTAGTCTGCCTTAACACCGTAATTCCATTTAAGATCTCGATTAAAATAAAGATCAAAGCCAACGACCTTGACCTCTCCACCTGTGATCTCATTGTTTGTGAATTTAAAACTCGCATAGGTACCAGGGATCCTGAGATTCTGCCTGGCAACAATATCATTTCGAAGAGTAGGGATTGTAGTAGGAGTCATTCCAGTGAAAGTACACGTCGCAATCGCTGTTTTTGCCATGTCTGCGAATATATCACAAGTCAAAGTCATCCCAGTGGGGAGCTGATATTTGATAAACATTCTCCGGATCACATTGGCCAGCTCTTTTTGTGAGATCATATTAAACCAGCCCATTTGGAAGTGAGAGCTGATCGCTGCACCATCATCATCGAATCCGGATCCTTGAATATAAACATTTCCTTCGGCCGTACCGGTGAGAAACATCAGGCCCTCTACCTTTGTCTTTGTGCTCATGAGGAAAGTAAGATCTTCCGGAAATGTGTAAATGGTAAACCACCGTTTCATGTAGTTATAAACCACAACTGTGTCCGGCTCTGTGTTAGATCCTGTTGGAATGGCCATCCAATACTCACCATCATCAAAGTTATGGCCACCGACAATTTTATTAAGAGCTTCCGGATTTATTGTGGCCAATGTCACTTGAACGAGATCTGATACTATCGGCCGGAAACAGGAATTGCCGTTAAAAACCTCAACTCCGAAAGCTGACTTCCATATCAAGAACTTATCACAGACCTGGACGGACCATGGAGAATCGGTCCCGATGTTTTGAGGGATCTGCTCCAGCTCATAGAGGGAGCCCCCCACCTTTGATAGGCCAAATAAAGAATTTGCTTTCCAAACGTAGAGCTTATCACCAAAGGCTTTGATCTGTTTTATCTTGTCGCTTTCCCTGGCTTTTACCGGTATGAAATTTGCATCGGCCATCTCTTCGGAAGTGCCTAAATTTGTACGGTAGAGATAATTTTCAAATCCTTCAACACCGGCGATCCACATTCTATTGTCCCAAACTTCCATGTATGGACCAATCGGAGGAACGCCTCGATCGTAACTCACCTCAGTTCCACCGAGTAGGGTGTTGTCATCGATCTCGTCTCGATATGTAGTTGTGGCGTTGTCGGCGATATCGGCCATCCAGTAAAATCTTTCTCCTCCGGCCGTCGTCGCGTAGATCCTCCTGGCATTTACCTTCGGATCCGGAGAAACAGGGATATTCGATATGTCAATTATCCCTCCAAGAGGATTTACTTGTATAGATTCTGGAGATGGATTGCTTTCTACAGGATAGTTTCCGGATCTCTGGAAGGTAACAACGTATTTACGAAGACCTATGAGGCCCCATGGCTCTGAGATGACCGTCAAGGATCCTGTCAGATCAAAGTTTACAGAAAATCCCAAGATTGCGTACGCTCCGCTTGAAGTGGTACCGGAGGCACAAAGAAGACTGAAGATTCCCCCACCACCAAGACCATCAGAGACGATCTTAAAGGTATAGTCGTCTTCATAAGTCACCGTGTAAACGGAGGCGCCGGTTGCATCGAGCTGAATTTTTATCTCTGCTGCCATGGCTGCAGGAAGATATGTGGCGTTTGTGAGAGTGGCCGTCAGTTGTACGCCGGCCGTCTCTTCGAAGTCGATCTTGTTATTTGTCGCACCTATGACAATGCTGGCATAGGGGGCCAGATCCGGAGCTTGTACCGGTGCATGAAGACCAAGGCTGTAGACGGTATCCCCCTCCAGTGTCACCATCTCATCCAGGGCCAGCGTCAGCCGGCCGTCATCTACAGATCCTGCAGCGACAGACATGAGGATCTCTTCACTTGTTGAATAGATTGTCGTGTAGGAATTTGTCGTGATCTCTCTTACGTGGATCTCCCTGTACTTGAAAGCATAAAGCTCTCCATTGAACTCAAGAAGGTTTCCGTGTGTAGATGGTGGGTTTGCAATATTGGTGGCGATATTTATTTCATTGACAAAATTTTCAAGCGAAGAATCCCAATACCAAATCTTATAAGTCCTTGCTGCAGCGTAATCAAAGTAAGAGGAAACAAAGAGCTTCCCATCATAAGAATTCACGCCCTCTGTCAATCCCATGGCCAATCCCGTTTTCTCTAAAGTCCAAGTAATTAGATCCGTAGAGGAATAAAGCTCATTGTCGTTTCCGTCTGGAGCGTAATCTGCAGCCACTGTTAGTTTTGTCGTAAGGGCCCACCATTTTCCATTGTAGTTATATATCCCACATATTCCATAATCATCGATCCCTGAACTATCGTAGATTTTATTAAACCTGTCATAAAGAGTCGGGTTAAATTGATACATCTCCCAGGTATGTTTTCCTCCTCCGTCCTTTAGGGTCACAGCGAGGTGAAGATTATTGTCCTTCGTAATGAAATGCGCCACTCTACCACGGCATGCTGAGGCGTAAACATTGATGGAATTTGTGGGAATAGTTCCAGCCCCATCATAATTTGCAATCAAACTATAGGCATTTCCATCATAACTGTAAACCCGATATGTAGTAGTGCCATATAAGAGGATCCAGAGCTTTCCGTCCCACAAATGAAAGGCCACACAATATCCACCAGCGATCGGAGAAACAAGCTCCTCATGAAAAGTTCCATCATATCTAGTAACAAGAGGATCCCCGATATTGGTTGCCCGAAGTCCAGTAAAAATCTCGTCGGCATAGACAATCGGAGTCGGGCAGTTCATGGTTGTATTTGGAGGAACCGTTGGGGTGTATGTGGCCAGAGTTGACCACGTCACTCCGTCGCTGGTCTTCATGAGCCCGACTGTAGTCGCCGATGCTTCATGAAAGTGACACATATCCCCCTGATAAAGAAACCCATTAAACCTTATGTCATAAAACGTGTCCTCATCATGCAGCACCCTCGTCCAGGTATAGACATCTTTACGAACAACAACTCCAGTTCTGGTGACAATGACTATAACCTCAGTGCCATCCGGATCCACATACTTAAAGATCCCACGGATAGGCTCATTGAAGGACGCATAGGCAGCGTCCAGCTTGTCATAACCAGGTCTTTTTATTCTGGATTTCCCATCCCTGTCTGGCTTCCAATTATTGACGCTGATCACATCCGGAAGAGGGACTTCGGATGGAGGATCCAGCTCGTTTAACGTGCCGGCCAGATTCCAGATGGGTAGTTTGTTCTTCTCAAATGCCATGAGTCTACCCCTCTACCTATGACTGTGCGAGTGTTCTAACTGACGGCCTCTTCCCAGGTGTTGGTCCCTGTGGATTACTCATTTTCATGGCAACATTTGTCAACTCTTCAGTGTAAAGAGTATTCACTGTGGCTGCGCCTTTATCTCCATCTCTCAGGTACCAATACTTCAGCACATAGTAACAGAGCAGATCATGGGCTGACCAAGGCAGCGCCGGCGAGTCTGTATCCACTGTGAGGTTTGCCGTCTTCCGGAAGTAGTATCCCAGGAGCTGGCTTGCTGCGTTGGCGTTCGGCGTAGGAACAACATAGATCTCATCGAAGTCTTTGTATCCCCACATTCTCACGTCGGCCGGAGCTGCAGTTTGACCCATTGTTTCATGAAGGAAATTGTCTGTTGGATTCAGGTAGATTAAGGGAACCGGTTTGTCTCCAGCGTTCTGCTGCAGGATTGATTCGAACATGAGAAAGTTCTGCACATCGATGGAATAGTCGCCGGCATAATTTATAAAACCGGTCCTGTCTACTGCTGCAAATCCGATTGTTGCCCAAATTCCAGTGGCGATATTTGCCCCAGTAAGGCAATCGAGATTCATCGTCCCTGCGGTGGATGAAATCCTGAAGACCTTTCCGGAGTATGTGACCGTATAGGTGAGAGCGCCGGCAGCATCCAGTCGGGTTTTAATCTCTGTGCAGAGTGTCGTTGGAGTATAGGTGCCGGCAACGATCGTGGCCAAAAGCGCCCCACCTCCCTCATCAAAGTCGAGATTTTGGTTTGCTGTGGTAATGACGATGTTTCCATCGAGGCCAAGATCCGAAGAGATATTGTATTCCCTCTGGTTAATAACAAGAGAGATGTCAACTTCTTTCCGGAAGTACCATGGGACTGTATCAATCAGCGCCATCATAAGTTTTTCCTGAGCGCGGTTGATAATATTATTAAGCTGTGTGTCAGTCCAGAGTCCGAGAGGAGCTTGTGTGAGCTCGTCTGCAAGGATCCGGATCTGATCTCTAATTTCTAGTCTATTCATGTGATCCTCCAGGAGCATGGAAGGGGCCCCGAAGGGCCCCCCATGTCTCTAACCCTATTTTGGTTTGGGTTTCTTAACTTCAGGTCTCTTTTCCTTTGGAACTAAATCTTGGATCTTGTGACAGACCGTTCGGGATTCTACAGGGACCTGCTTTGCAGTAACCTTCTCTCGGAGAAGATCCTGCATGAGGTAGATTTCGGCGTCTGAGAGCTTAATGTCCTTTTGTGGCCCTTCTTTGCTTTCGTCAAACCAGGCCATCCCAGGACCGGTACTCTTCCAATCTACGGATTGCATCTCCTCTATCGACAGCTTACTTTTTTCCTTGATCTCATGACAAATGTCGAGAGTTAATAGATCCGAAAACTGAGGGAACAAAAATGCCATCCCCAGGCGCTCATGAAATGAAACTTTCATCTTTCCTCCAGATATATAAATTACCCTATTGGGCTCTTGCCTCAGATCCTACCGGCAGTCTAAGCCGGCCGTGTTGCGTACACCGGAATGAAGTAAGGCGTTCCAGCCCCATCCATCTCGATATAGGCGTCGGGATCAGTTGTGACGATCGTGTTGGTGTAGGCCCCGACATAGAATCCATTTGTACCATCGACAGCTTCGAAGTCCAGCACGTTTGTGATAACTCCATTAAGGGAGATGGCATTGGCCCAGGAGCCGGCTCCGGAATCGATGAAGATCCCAAATTCTCTGGCGATATTGTAGTTCGAGGTATTGAGCAATATCCCATACATTATTCCTGTGGCAGACTGCGAAACGTCCTGCACATGAATACCGATGATATTTCCGGATCCATTGGCTCCATGATCGATAAGAAAACGTGCGACTGTTACATCGACGACAACGGTTCCAGATCGAGTTTTTGCACAAAACTGGGCTCCCTCAACGAATTGAGAGGAGGATCCAGCGTCTCTGAGATCTCCAGTGACCTCCATGGCGCGCACCCTGTTAAATCCTGCTCCGGCAGCCCTGTTCGTGACAGTACATTTAAAACCGATGTCTGAGTTACCATCGGTTCCTGTCATGGCGACATATCTAGTCATCGATACTTTCAGAGCTCCTTGTCTGGCACCCTGAGAGACGTGTATCGGCGTGGCTTCGATGTTGATCATCGAAGAATTTCCGTCAACAATGTCCGCTTCAAAGGTGTACTTTCCTAAGAAAAACTGCTCTGTAGTATAAGTGGTAGTTCCGGCACCGAGAAAGATGTTACCACCTTCCTGTCCACTAAGATCCACTGTTCCACTAATCGTCAGTGTTTTTCCAGTGGCGACCGTAAAAGATCCCCCTATCCTGACAACCAGGTGTACGGTGGCAGGGATCGTAGTATCATCTGTGATGGCAACCGCCTTATCCACAATAAGGGTAGTATCATAGGTACTGGCTGCAGCGAGAGCAGTCGCAAACTCCTCATAGGTTAGAGGAGCGTTCAGTCCTGTTTGAGCAGCATAATTGTCGTAGTTATCGTGGACTTGAAGGTATGAATCAGAGACCATCAGCACTTTGTTTATTTGACCAACGTGTCTTACATACATAGTTTTTTACCTCCAGTTGAAGGGGAGACAATTCCCCCCTTATCTAATTTTGAAAATTCCGTAGACCGTGAAAACAACAGACGTGAAAGTGACAACGGTCCAAGCAAGAGAGAGGTCCGATCCGAGATTGGCAGCGACGTTAATCTTTTCATGACCGATCGCTGCAAGCTGCGTAAAGGACGCAAGGGTTGAATAATAATCCCCTGCTGGATTTTTGCTTTCCACGTCGAGATCAAAGGTCCCTGCCCCACCAACGGCCGACGCGTTCAGGAAGAATGATGCTTCCTTAAACTGCATGGCGTTAATGATAGGGTACGATGTATTGGTTCGATTGTTGCCTGAGGCAGTTACCGTCCCACTAAACATCAGGATCTTTTTTCCCCCATATTTTTCCAGTTCTTTCGAGTTGTATTGAGTCATTTGTTTTTACCTCCGTTCAATACAAAAGTCTTTGTTCGAAGAAATTTGTTTACCTTGAGCATGAATTCTCTTGTCATGAGACGTTTTTTGACTTCAGCTTTTACAGCCTTGTCGGTCTCCTCACCATCCATTTCCCTAAGGAACCTTTCCGGTTTGAAGTTTTTGTCTCTGTCATACTTGAGCTCAAGGAGCTTTCCCAGGGCCCTGCGATCACAAGGCGCATAGTTTCCGGCACCGTCATCCACAACCATCTCAACCACATATCCTTTTTTGAACATCTTCTGAGGAGCAGGGCTGACGATCAGAAACCTTTTTGCCTTTGGATGCCACAGGACTTTAAGCCTGGGATCGACCAAGACCAGCTCATCCAGGAAATACCTGGGCACAGTTGGCTTCTCGGCCGTTTTTTCTCCGAGCGTACCTTTATTAGGGTTCATTTATATCCTGAAGACTCCCAAAGGCTTTTCTCAGATCAGTGGCCAGGTTTGCGAAGATGTGGCCCTCTGCCTGAAATTCATTCTTTTGTGAAACCTTTTGAAGGATATTCTGTGCGTCTCCCTTTTCCCATGTGACAATCTTTGGATTGAGAACGTGCATGATCAGACTGTCGTTTGAGATTGCCTCGATGTGACCATCGGCAATATACTTATCCGTGACCATCGGGATCTCCCGACCGTCATAGTAAAAGGGAAGTCCGGACCAGCCACCCCACATCACCTTTTGATTCGGTAGTGATTTAAAGGACGTGAGGAGAGACAGCCAGACACGCCGAATACCTTTGGTGTAAAGCATGACATCGACCTGAGAGTAATCCTCAACATCATCGAGCATCTCTGTTATAAGATCCTCAACGAGATCTCTGCCTACTCCACCATTGGCGAAGACGTGTGATGTCCATTCTGGATAGGACGCGACGAGAAGACCCTGTAGTCCGGCTGCAGCATTAGGAACAGGTGGATCATCTTCGGAAATAATTCCTCCGATACCCATCATTTCACCAAGGCCACATCCTTCAGATCCTGAGTAGACATCTTCATTGTAGATCCAAGAATCGTTGGACCAGCTGACTGCATTTTTCAATGTGAGTTGTGTATCACTATCTACAGATTCGATCTCCACAGAATCGACCTCTTTGACTCCTCCGGCCGTATAGATGTCGATCACCCTTTTGGCCTTGAAGAATTTTTTGAGGCTGGCGTAGTTTGGACTATCAACGACTAGAGTTTGTGTGGCGACGCCTGCGCCGTTTGCTTGAGCAATCCTTCCGGATCCGTCTCCAATAAGTTGACGACTCATATCATTCGAGATTGTCTGCCAGATCCCCTTCTTTTCAAATTCAATAGGACTAACTGGGGTGCCATTCTGTTCAGCAGCTTCAAGAGCCAATCCATCGAACTTGATGGTGAACATCTGAGCTCTTTTAATGAAGACGGTTGTCTTCGCAACGTCGCCTTCGGCTGCTGTGGGATACGTCGAATTCGACGCTGCCCTTGAACTTTGTGAGGCGCCCATCATGAGTTTCTGAGTTGCGAACGCGCCACTGACATCGATCTGCTTCCATTCCTTCCTGATGTTATCGAACATCTTGGAGAGTGCTCGGATCTGCGAGACTACTCCGTCGCTGATATATTCATTGAATAGATCCGATTGTGTTTGTACGTCAAACATCGTTAATTACCTCCTGTAAAATTTTTACGCTTTTTTACCTTGGGCAATTTTTTCATTGAGAAACGCCGTCGCTTTCGAGAATGTGGCGCTGGCCTCTGCTTTGCGTTCCACCGGAGTCATCGGTTTGTTAGGATCAATGTCTTTTTTATTAAGACCTGCTCCTGCAGCACCGGTCCCCTGTGGTCCACTCACCGGAGGCTTGTTCTTCGCTTCGACCGTTGCAAGATAATCCTTGATGATTTTATCTTTCTGTTCCTGAGACTTACTCACGAAATCCGGATCTGCCTTTATGTAACTATCGAACTTCTTCTTTTCTCCTTCCTGAGACAACGCCATGGCTTCCTCTATTGTGTACTTGGGCCTATCGTTTTTGTCCAGCTCGGCAAGGAAATCGTAGATCTCTTTGTCTGTGGCCAATGGATAGTTTGGTTTAAGTCGATCGATCTCGCCTGTGATCTCGATCTTTTTCTCTTTGAACATCTGCGAGAGTGATAGTTGTTTTAGGGCATTAAGATCCGTGGACAGCTTTTTGTTCATATCCACCATCTTATTGAATCGTTTTGCAAGGTCAATATACTGAGTATCACCCATGTCTTCATCGTCTGCTGACAGTGGTATGTGATCGGGATCGATCGCTGCTTTACTACCGTCAGGACGAGTCACGGATCCGTCATCAGCAATATGAAGTTTGCCTTCCTCGATTGCGGTTTGTAGTTTCTGTAGAAATGGCATACCTTTTTTAAAATTGCTGGACTCAACCTCGAACTCTTGGATCTTCTTATTAATTTCCTCTTCCTTGGCTGTTAAGGCCTGGCCACGTTTATCGTGGTGGAAACCAAACTGAGCCGATGTCGCCAGTTTGTTGATATCGTCAAGTTCTATGGTCTCGCCATCGACTGAGAGAGGGAGTTTCGCCGGATTTCCATCCTTGTCCACTATCCTAAAGCCCTCCCAGGGATTCGGTGCAGCAACCTTTTTCTCAGGTTCTACCTTTTGCCCATCTTTAATTTCAGGCGCTGGAGGGTCGAGCTTTGCAGCATCGGCCTTTTCCTGCCTGACCTTTAGAAACCTATTGTAGGCGTCTTGGGGGTTAGAGGGTGCCGGTTCTTTTTTGACTTCCGGTACCTGTTCTGTTCCTTCGAGTGCCATTTGAAAACTCCTTGTGTGTAATAATTAACTATTTTTACACTGTTTATTTTTTTGGCTTTGCAGCCGTCTTTTTTGGTTTTGCCGGTGCCTTCTTTTTCTTAGGTTCCGGATCTACAGTTGGGACCTCTTCGTTCCTTGGTTCCGGCCGGACAGTCTCTGTAGGTTCATCTTCCTCTTCATCTTCCTCTTCCGTATCAACTGCCTGAGTTTCCTCAGCAGCCTTGTCCTGGAGGATCCTGGAGAAGACCTGCATGATTTCATCCTTGGTCATTTTGGAGACATCGATCTCCATTTTCGGCATGGCGTCTTTATGGGGAGCAGCAATTATTCTTGCCGTGACTTCCCATTTTGTAAACGTCAGGCGTCCACCGGACTCTACCCTGTGGGGAATTCCTCTTGTCCTGACGAGATACAAGATCTCTTCTTCAGTCATGTTTAAGAGTTTGCTGACTCCAGCGACGTCAAGTAGTGTTTTGTCTTTTAACATTTTACATGCCTCCTTTGGCTGCGATTGCTTGTAATATTTCTTGGGCAGTTACTGGAGGATTCTGTCCTCCACCACCACCGCCTGCAGGGATCTCAGGGAGACCGGCGCCGGCTGCTGCCATTTCAGGAAGCTGGATTGCTCCACCTTCACCTGGCAATTCCTCTCCTGGTACTGGCTCTGCCGTTGGCTCCGGTTCTTCGCCAGGCACAGGAGCGTTTTCTAGTTCAGGGATCCACGCTCTTTCTTCCTCGATCCTCATCTCTATATTTTCCTGTGCCTTTTCAGACGTGGATTCCCAGTCTCCGGACTTCCGGAAGTTATTGAATGTGTCATACATGACCTGGTGATTATCGTCACGGTATGGCTTAATATAGACTTTTCCTTCCTTCATGATCTCGAGCTGCCGTTGTGCAAACCTCTCATCGATGAACTCATCTTCCATGAAGTCCTCGAGATCTACATATCCCATCATCTCCATGGCCTGGCGCGGTTCTGCGATCATACCTTTCTCTATCAAGGCCATGACGACCTCTTCCTTTTTATTCCTATTGGTCATGATATCGATACCTGGCCGGACACGAACGTCTGTGTTGTCTCGAAGATCAGATCCTTTGAAGTAGGCGACTGACACTGTCCTGTGCCGGCCGACAGTTTTGATTATCCTCTCTTCCGTATAGTTGTCCTGGACGAGCTGCAATTCAAACTTTGCTGCATCTGCCAGAGTGATATCGAGATCCTCAACAGCAGGAACAAGGACGATGTCATCCTGGCGCTTAATGCTGTCGAAAAGAACTCCTGAGGCCCTCTGTGCGTACTTTGGGATCTGACCTAAAGAAGTCTTCCGGACTGAGGATTCGGTCTCCATCTCGTTCTCCATAAACTGGACCCAAAATCCAAGGAACTCCGGAAGGGACGGAGGGGCCTGATAGTATGGAGTCCCCATCCTGGCATTGTATGTGACGTAATCCACACCCTTTCGAGTAAAGGCTTCTTTCTCTCCTGGAAGAAGGGATCCCCATGGGATCATGGCTTTGATCTTCCAGTTCTCTATGTGCTCATCGATCTGGCTGCAGTACCGGTTGAATTGGCGCTGAGAGTGCTGCATGATCCGGACAGCAGAATCATATATCGGAGTATTAAGTTTGGGGACCAGGCCAGGAACAGGGAAGTATCCGAGTTGATCATTAGGATTAGGATTGACATCATCATAAAGCATCATGTCTTTTGTGGCCACAATGAAGCGACCCTTATCCTTTCCCTCAAACTTCTCATTCTCATACCACTCCATCCGGATACAAGTCGGCTCAGATCCAAAGTCGAAATCATCCCTTTCAAATATTCCGGTCTCGGTGATTGCCTTATCCTTCGACACCTCTGAAGGGATCGATCCTGGATTGAGTTTAAATTCGCGCTCAACCATGGAAGTAGGAACTCTCTTGCCCTCCAGGAAGTATCTCCATCCCTCTCGATCCATACTGATCGGATCCGGCCGGCAGTTAAATGGATTCACATAGTTATAATTGACATCACCTTTTACTACCGAGTTTTTCTCTCCAGTAGTGACGGCAAGGCCAGTGAGAGACGAATCCCACCAAACTTTCCAATAACTAATTCCACAAATAAGAGACCACAGCTTGGCCCTGTTGATCTTCTTTATGAATTTTCTTTCGTTATGAAGGAACTCCAGCGTCTTGGATCCTACCATGGCTGCCTTTATGTCTTCATACTCAGAAGTATTCGGGATCACATGGAATTCATGTGGATATCTCAGCTCACCCCACTGTTGCCGGACAGTCGGCATGATCCGGTTATAGACATTTTTGATCTCACGATCGACCAGCTCCGTGACGTCGGTTAAAGCTGCGAGAGACTGATTGTAATATTTATATTGATCTCCTTCGAACCAGGCAATATACTCTTCCCACAGACCAAAGAAATGCTCAACGAAAGGATGGTCGATCCAGGTGGAATTGATCCCTGTGAGTTTACGCTTCCGGTCTTTATCGAGATCCTTCAGGAGTGTTGGCGTAAACTCTTTCTTTGCCATTAAAATGTACTCGCTTTCTTCTTATGATCAAGGAATTCCCTAGAGAGCCTTTCATTCTCTTTAGGTATATTTTTGTCCTTTTCCTTTTCGTCCTCCAGGAGCTGCAGGGTATGTTCTCCGTGGAGATATTCAGGATATTCCCTGGACATAAGCCGGTTATGAAGATCCTTTTTCTCTTCCTGAGTCTTATGGATGATGTATCCATTTAGGGCAAGAGACGCCAGGAGCGCGAGTCCTAGAATGATAATGACTGCAAGTTCCATAATATTCTCCTATATCTTCAACACCGCTTGGACGGAAAATGTAACTGAGGTGATATCCGTCAAGTCGTAGGCAATACTTAATTTCTCCCCAAGGATAGGTATCATAAACGGCGTCTTAATCCTTCCTCCGGTTCCAGTGAGGATAGGCCAAAATGCTGTAAGGTTGAACCAATACTCTCCTTCCGGATCCTTTGTTTGGATAACGACGTCAAGCTCCTCAGATCCACCGCCGGCCATTTGGGTGCAGCGAAGGAAGAACAGGCCCTTGGAGAATGGAAGAACATTGACAGGGTCGGCATTTGAATTTCCGGAGACAGTGACGAGCTGGCTTTCAAAAAGAGGAATGGTGATCCCTCCATACTTTCGAAGATCTGCTTGGCTGTATTGTCTCATGGTGATGGCTGCGTATTCGTTTTAATGTCGGTTAGGATATCTCTGCAATCAAGCAGGATCTCCAGTGTATCCATGGCCACGACACAGGCGATCTCACCCTCGGCTGCTGCGACCTCGGCCATGATAACCTCTCTTGTTCTTTGTGCCATACTATTCTCCCTTTGCGATCTTCAACAGCCAGGCAGGAGTGACGAGCGCTCCACCGTTGGCGATAACAAACTGCGCTGCTGCGATCTGCCGGACATCTAACATGAGCTCCACAACGATCCCCATGTTGACGGCCTGAGGATCCTTGCCGGCTTTATCTAATTTATCGGCATTTCCGTCAATCATGATAGAAGACCTTTGTCTCATGGCTGCCATTGTATCCTCCTAAAACGTCGCATTTATTTGTGCTCTATTTCTTTGTCCGGATCTCACAACCTGCATTTCTTTCCGGAACTGATCTTTGAAGTCTTCTGCTCCTTCAGGAACCCAGGCCACCCTTTCAGTCTTCTTCGGAATAACCTTCATATCCAGTTGGTAAGCTGCTGAATCCAAAATATCAACACCTATCTTTTTATCTTTATGGTAGGACTCCCACTCATCATCGAATTGCCGGAGCCCTCTTCTTACGAGGATCTTCCCCTGTTCTGCATAAGGAGCCATAGATTGGATCCTGCTGTTACGAGTCCGTCCACGGATATCGATCAGCCAGACATTAAAGAGTGGATTCTCGCGTTCAATGTAAGAGGCAAGGAAGATCCCATACTTCTCTTTTTCTATGCCGACGAACGTCACCGGCCGGCCCTCTTTGATTGAGGCCTCAACCAGCTCGACGATCCAATCATAAAGTTCCATGGGAGTGAGCTTCCGTTTTTCTGCATAGGAAAAATTCATCCGGCCAAGTGGATCCCAATCACAGATAGTGACAGCAGAGAAAGAGCTCTCTACTTTTTTTGTGCCGGCACAATCAACTGAGATGTTCCGGATAAAATCGTAAGGCAGCTCCTCCATGGGCAGCAGCCAATCACCTCTCAGGACCACTTCCTCATCGGGGACAGGCTTGAGCTCATACATGCGAGAGAAAATGTATGGGCCCTGTTTAGTTCTCTTCCTCTCGAGATATGCGTTATCACATTTCTTGGGGAAAACAGGATCCCCATTTTGATCCCTGGCTGGACAAGAGAAAACATGATATCCGGTTTTAGACACAAAGGTATGTGCCGGTCTCCTGTAGAGCTCACTGTAATCAAACTTACCATCAGGATCCAGGATCGTTCCAGATAGATCATAGTTCTCCCAGGTTGTCTCCCAAACGATCTCCCATGCGTCCATGGCCAGGACTGATTCCTGCTGCTGCCATCTCTTGTTTATCTTCTTACATTGTTCATGTGTGGCAGAATTGACTTCATTGACCAGGTTGTCGTTTACGACTCCCTCAAAGTGAAAACCGGTGAGAGGACGTTCGGGGGATCCTATCTCGATCTCGATCCCTTTGTACCGGATCCTTTCTTTCGATTTTGTTTCGAAGTCAGTTTTTTTACTAGGAAGATATTTATAGAAGACTGCCTGGAGGATCTCGTTGGACATAATCTCTTTCATGATGCGATCGAGATTATCCTCGGCCAGCTCGTAGACTCCACAGTAGATCCCGATCTTTCCTGGAAGGCCGGAGACAGCTTTCTTTATGAACCATTGATTGACGAAGGCCCTAGAGATCGTACTCTTTAAACAATCTCTGGACATGAGGACAAGTTTCTGAGGGATTGGATTTTTGTCCATGTCGAGAAAATCACAGAGCTTGGCATGGGCCCAATTAAGATCTCGATACTCTTGCTTCTTTCCGTGAGAGAGGACGTTGGAGGCATGGAACCACAGATCCGTGAGGATCTTCTTTTTCCAAAAATTTACATCTGTGAGAAGAGGAGGGATCTCCAGGTTTTGAACAGTGACGTTATCCATCCTGCTCCTGTCTGGATCCTGTTCTTATCGAATTATATTTTTCAAACTGTTTGACATTCTCAGCCGTAAAGACGACGTGCATTACCTTAGACTTCGTCTCGACAGAGACCTGTTTTGGAGGGTAGTTGTCTTTAACGTGATTGATTTCTTTAATGAATCCAAGCCTGGCGACGTGATCCGGAAGACCAGGGCGAAAAGGATTCTCTGCCTTATTCATTCCTTCGATCAGAGCTTCAGCGATCTTTTCATCGGTGGCGCCTTTCTTTTCCAGGGCATGGGCGATCGGCTTTCTCTGCAGGAGGTTCCTGGCGACCGCCGTGGCGTTTGATGGAGAGAAGCCGGCATCGATCACGGCCTGTCTAGGATTGGCAGGATTCTCTGCGATCTTCTGCAGAGCTGCCCGATGTTTAGGTGAAAGACTCTGGATCCCCAGGTCTGAGATCTTCCTTGGCTTTGGAGTTATCCGATATTTATCCGGACTCCTTGGCTCCTTCCAGGGAATGAACGTCTCAACCTCAGGAATTAGTCCGTCTTCTCGGGACAATGTTTCCTCCGACTAAAATTGTAGATACAAGTCCAAAGTCTAAATTGGAGGAGAAACCATTTTCTCGAGAGGGATTCTCTTAGGTAGGTCACTTGAAGACCTCAGGGAAGAACTCAAAACAATCCTTCCGGAACTTATCAGACTTAATGAAGTCGTGCCAAAACCGTTTTCTTTTTTGTCTTGGCCAGGATTGTGTGCTGTAGTTAATCTTCAGCAGAAAATATTTGAGTTTGTTGACTCTTCTTTTTAAGAGCCACTTCTTATAGGCCGATATCATGGGATCCCTCTCTCTTACATGGCCTTACTCCACGCTCTGTCTATTTAAGGAATACACGATATTTTGTATTTGTCAAGGATTAATGTACCAAATGTGCGATTTATTTTCAGATTGAGATATATACTGCGAAATTTAAAATAATACTTGACAGATCTTGCACAGTTTGTATTATAGTAAGTATGAAAAAAATAAATGAAAGTAAAGGCCTTCCAATTATCGGTGGATCAGTTATCGAAATAGGTAAATTTATCTATAATATGATCGTGATTTTATCCGATCATAAGGATCCAAAAGACCAGGAAACGGTTATCTTCCAGTACGAGAACAAAGAACAATCGAAAAAGATGAGAGACACTATCATCAAAGAAGGGATCAATCTAAACATGAAGGACAAGGGAATAGAGGTTGAGGTCTTCTATCCCCCAGGTGTTATCCGGAAGATCATCGTCAGGAAAGAACCGTTGAAGGCTGGACCTGGATCCAAAATTGCACATTAGGAGGCCGGTCTAAAACAGACTTTGGGATCCCTCTCTCGAATCTGTCCGGCCTCCACCTTACAAGGAGGTGAACAATGGCTTTTCTATATCTTATCGCCATAGGAGCTCTCGTCTATCTTGTCAACCTGGTTTTTAAGATGGGCCTGCAGCAGGGAATGAAAGCTGGATTCAAAGAGTCTGAGAAACGAGACCGAATCAAAAAGGATCTCTGCCGGCTCGAAGGGTTCAGACAGGCAAACAATGTCTTTTATGCGGCCTACGCGAAGTTCAAAAAGGATCTTATCGAAACAAAGAATTGGGGAGAATTCAAAGCGAGAGAAGATGAGGAGCTGAAAAAAAAGTCAAAGATCGATGCTCTCATCCAGCAGGCCATGAACGAAAGGAACTCTCAGATGCAGGGAATGTTTGGAAACATGGGATCCGGACTCGGGAGAGCCCATGGAGATCTTTATGGAACAATGATGGATAGGGCTGGATTGGGTGGAAGTGGATTCGACAGCATGACCATGGATGCTCTCCTGGCCAACCTCAGGGCTCAACAAGAGAGAGATAAGCATGAGTGAAAATGCAGAGAAATTCCTGGGGATCTTCCGAGATGCAGTTAGGCGACTTCCGGACCAGCAGGTCCTTGTGAACTGGATGATCTATACTCTCGGAGTAATGTCTGTGAGATCCACAGAACATGAACTCTACCTGGCAGAGAAAGAAATCTACAAATTGAAACCGGAGGTACGACACTGATGTATAAAATAAATTACGATCGCATGGTGAGTGCTCTTTGGGATCCGGAGCTGAAAGAGGAATTGTTTGACCTGTTCTTCCTTCACTTCCCTGACACAACCGGCATGCCTCGGCACAATAGGCTCCTGGAGGCAAAGATCATGGGCGCCTCAATAGTCATGGGGCAGAAGATGATGGACGCCATGGGCAAATATCTCCTCGAGATGGAGTGTCCGGATCCTTTTGAACTCAAAGCCTTTCTCAAGCGCCATGGAGAGATGATGCAAATTCAGGTCAATAAGATCCTGGACCAGGATGCAATCGAGGAAGAATCCAGAAGGAGGGGCCTTATCCGGTGAAAGACGATATTAAATTTACAATCACACAAGATCCTGCCAGGTACCAATATAAAATCGAGATCGACGTGCGCCTTGATGGGCTCGAGCTGGAGGCAGGAAAGGATCCTGGAGCTGCTTTCATCGAGCAGATGAACAAAGACTTCCAGGAGATCATCCTGGAACTCGAGAAGATGTATATCGAACAAAAATATAAAGGCAGATATGCCTATGCCAAATTGCCAATTTTATCAGGGAGTAAAAATGCAAGATCCAAAACACAAAATACGGCTTTACAAAAAATCTCTTGAGAAGTGGGGAGCTGACTCACAGATCTTAAAGGCCATAGAGGATCTGTGTGAGCTCACTCTTGCCCTTCTCCACACTGATCAGCAGCACATCTTCGAAGAGATGGCCGATGTCGAGATCATGATTGAGCAGCTCGAGATAGTTTTCGGCTGTAGGGACATGGTAAAACTACATAAGATCAATAAGCTGAAAAGACTCAAGGGGATCCTCGATGCGTCCGATTGAGTTTCCGGAAAAAAACGCCACTCTCATGCCGGTCAAAGGAACCAAGCAAGGGAAGCTCCCTGTCTGCAAAACAGACAAAGGCTGGATCTCCTGCTGGAAGCTCAGTTTTATGGACAGGATCCGCGCCGTGATCTTCGGCCACGTATGGATCTACACCTACGACACAAAATTCCAGTATCCAGTTTCCATGTCCTGTGAACGGACCTTGTTTAAAAAGGTCCCTAAGCCAAAAGAGAATACGAAAATCTTCAACTATAAGATCCCAAAAAAACGGAGGAAATAATGCCATCCAAACAAGCCGTCTATCTATGTATCATAACAATGCCTGGTAATGATAAGACCATCTTCTTCAACTGTATGGATCATTTCATAAAAGCTCGGGACTCAGTTAGAAAAAAAGGCCTCGGAACGATCGAGAAAATCACAGACGTCCCACACGAAAGCTGCATACATTGTCTCGGAAATCAGTTTGAAGAGGTCAGCGCAAATTCCAGGAACCGAGCCGTAGGACTCCACGCCTGGCTGCTGGCGTCCGATGAGAATCCAACTAAAGATCAGGTCCTATGAGTTACCCGATCATTGTCATCGAACTTACTCCGGAGCAATTCCAAGAGGCTGAGGAGATCGGCGAGGAACGGCGAAAGAGAGATCTTGCTGCAGGAGCCAAAGAAAAGATCTACTCCAGAAAGGATCCTAAAGGGATCAATGTCCAGGGAGCTGTAGGAGAAATGGTTGTTTCCATTTGGACAGGCTGGCCGATGGACAAAGACACAACTCCACGAAAGGGAGGGATCGATTTTGTGGCACCCACTGGAGTCACCATCGATGTCAAGCATACGGAAAACACCTCGAATCCAAAACTCTCAAATCCAGCCTACAAGATTGGAGCTGAATATCATGCCGACGTTTATATCCTGGTGGCCGGATCCACTCACAGTATTTATCAGCGCCATGGGATAATGGGATGGGCTTTCCACGGAGAGCTGATGAGCCAGAAAACATTTCGAAAGGCAACTGTGTCCTCCACTGTGATGATCTCCACAAGAACCTCTCCGAGCTCCGGCAGCTCCTGGGCATAAAATGAGCACATATCCAATACCACGATTTACAACGTGTCCACTGTGTAAGGATCTCATCCTACTGACCATCACACGCGGAGCTGGCCCGAGCTGCCCTGGGCCGGCACAGACAATTAAGGGGTCTCACTACTGCAAAGAATATGGATGGGAAGTCCGGATCCTGGCAGAGAAAATGACAACCACTCTCCCCTGGTCCAAGGAAGTCCAAATCATTCCTCGGGAAGGAGAGCTCTTCTCCAAGCCGATCGTCTATAAAAGAAGAGTGATGAAATTTAACTTCAAGAAGGAGAAAACATGAGCACAATTAATGTAAGAAAAATAATGACAGACGGAAAAGTGATCGTCATTGATCACACCTATCCTAGTAACTGTCTGGAGGATCAGCTCGAAGTCGTAAAAAAAATCAACCTCCTCATCGAGGCCAGTGAAAAAAACGAGATGCCGGCACAAAAAAAGGGAACAACATTTGCCGAAAAACTGCGCCAGCCGGAACCTGAGTGGGTCCTGTATAACCGGAGCTGCCCAAAGTGTAAACATAGAAATTGCGTCACTCTTATAGAAGATCCACACTTCCCTGGGATCCAGAAATTAAAACTCTACGGCTCTAAATGCAAGCGCCTCTGGCCATACCAAGTAAAATGACTAAAAAACTAACACCCTGGGAAAAAAATCGCCGGCTGATCATACGAAGGGTAAGAGCCGGAAAAATCAAACTGGACAATAATATCTACCTGGCTGATTTCGACGGCCTCATATTTCTCATACGCGTCGATCTCGTCCCGATGTCATATTGGGTTTGCAAGGATGAGCTCGATTACTACGAAGGGATAGGATGGAACAGGCCATGAGTAACGCAAAAACATTCGCTTTAACAAAGATCGAGAAAGCCAAGTTCGTTTGCCTAGAACACGGCCAGGACTGCATCACTCTGTCGATCGTCGAATCCAGACCTCATAAATCGATGGAAATCTTATTGAGCTGCATAGAGGCAAAAAAAATCGTCTTCGATCTCTCAGCCAGGATCCAGGAAGTAGAATTCCCGAGACCAAGATGAGACAGTTTATAACCCTAACCTATGAGGGATCCATCTCGATCACCGTCTCCACTCCACTATCTAAATCGAAAAACGCAACCAAGAAATTTCTCCTGGCCATTAAAGAAACCGAAGCATCCAATATCAAAGGATACTCAGATCCAGCAAACGCGATCGGCTTTGTCGATAAGGATGAAAAATGAGAAACTGGAAAAACTGGATCCGGATCACTTACAAAGTCTGGCGCCTACAAAGAAAAGGAGATAAGGTTTTTAAGAAGTGGGAAAAGGAATTTGATGAAAAATGGATCGCCTTTCCAGAGCCTCCAGAAGAAAAATTTAAGCCTCCGGATCCTCCCCTGTCCTACCATGAAATGAGAAAACAAAGATTCAAAGACTTCTACTCCGGACCTTTTACGAAGTGGAAAAAGAAAAATCCTAAGAACTGAGGGGGAAGAAACTTTTTGAGGACTGAGAGAGGAACTCTATATCTATAGAAATTTTTTTTATACCAGAACCATGTAATGTATATATAAGGGGGGGATCGTTTGATAAGCCCCATAGACCCCTTTCGATTGAAGGAGAGCCCACGTGTGGCGCCGGCTGCCGGATGTGGCCGGATGTGGCCGGATCTCGGCGATTCTGGCCGGATCCCTGGAATAGTTGACATAATAAACCTTATGCGACACGTAAAGAGTTTGTTTTCAGTGGTTTACTTTCTTATCTTATAAGAAAGGCGCCGGATCTGTGG